TAACCTAGTACTAGTCGAATGCTGGTGATTACCAAGTGGGAGGCGGATGTAATGACGCAGCCTTTTTAACTTTCAACGTTTGAATATGTAACATTTTATTGCACAAAGTATCACTAGATAATATAGTCCCTGTATATTAAACCGACATTTTTGCAATAAATTATCTACGTAAAACAATAGGGAAAAAATGAATAGAGCGTCGATTTTTACTTTGAGCGCATTACTTTTAGGCGGATGTGCCTCCATTGACAATAAGGTCGATATGTCAGGAATCACCCCGTCAAAAACCCAATATGTAGTAGACAATACAAAGCCTGATAATTATCCAGGTTACATGGCCGGACAAGGCAACATCTATAGCTGTCGCTACGGCATTCACTACCAATCGGCAGATGAATATAATCCGCGCAAAGCCGTCATCTTCGCTTCTTTGTTGCAAAAATATGCCCCAACCGTCACCTCTCATGAAGTAACTCTTGAGCGCTTTGACGTTTATTACAATAGTCGATTGAAGTCAAAGCAGCGTGTGGCGGGTGTCCTTGGCGGGGGGCTTATTAATGCAATTCTTCTTCAAGAAGCCGCCGATGCGTTGGCAGCTAACAAAGACATTTATACGTTTGACAAAATACTTATCGATACCGATCCCGATAAAAATAGACATCCGAAAGAAAAGGTTGTGGGCTGCGAAAACGCAAAGGAAGGTGAATATTTTGGGTCAGAGATTAATAGCGGACACGACGTGATAGTTACCTGGCTAAAATTCACCATCGATTCAAAGCCTTACCATTTCAGAACGTATTATCAATTCCAACCGGAGAACAAAGAATCCATAGCTGGTGGCATTAAAGAAGCAATTCAAATGTCTTTGGAAGGTATTGCACCAAAACTTCAGGGTCTATAAACCTGTCGTGTCCAACACGCACACTTGGAAATCAGCGGTGTTCACTGCGACACGTGGCGTAATAGAGAATTCCGTATCACCGCATAATCGGTAGCACTGAAACCAAGCAAAGGCCGGGCCGGATAGTGATATACCGGCCCTTTTTTTGCAACCTTGTCGCGCAATCCCTCCTGGTGCACGCTGGCGATGCGTGCTACGCGCCCAAAGAAGCCGACCGACAGCTGATTCTCATCATTCTCCATCAGTAGGGTCTTGGTCTTGCGCAGTTTTTCAAACATCGCGGCCTTCTGCCGTTTGATTCTCCCTTGTTTGCCCCGTAGATTCTTGCGCTGTTTGCGCGCTGCGTAAGGCGCGCCATCCGGCGCCTGTTGGCTGGCGATGCGCTGAGCCTGGCTACGCCGCAAGTCCTGGGCAATCTTGCGCGTAACCACGCGGCGCTGAGCCGGTTGGAGGCGGGCCAGCAGTGCGCCGGCCCATTGCTCGATGGCGCGCAGATCGTCGCTCATTGCGGATCTGCCGGCGTGTGCCACTCAGCGATCAACGAATCTCCCGCATAGGCTTGCCAGAATTGGTCCGTATAAATTGGGGTGAGCTGCGGCTCCGCCGGATGCCGCACGTCCAGCCGGCCACCGTTACATCGCTTGACCACTACACGCTCGGTTAGGGCCAGCTTGATCGATAGATCAATCGTTTGATGATTGTTGAAATCGACATCAAAGCCAATACCTGTTTTTCGGAGATCTGCATTGTCCAGCAGATCGCGCTGGTGAACCTCGACCCAGGCCAGCAGCGCCACCATGATGGCGTCGGCATCGCCGCTGTAGTCGGTAATGATGATGTTCAATTTATACCGATACTCAAACGACAGGGAGCCGGTGCCGGTGGCAACCGTATTGCCTTCGTCGGCGAACACCAGCAGTTTGTCGGGATTCTGCGTCAGGTCGGCAATGGCTGCCTTGAGATGCGCTCTAAGGCTTCTGGGCTTGTACATCGGCGGCCTGCTGGCAAAAGTAAATCATGTCGACTTCGGCGGCACAGGTTTTCCAGGCCGCCTCCGCGCGCTCCAGGGTGAGATGCATGGCACCGTTAGTCTTGGGCGCCGCCGCCGGCAACCGGCAGCGCGTCACTGGCGGACAGGCGTTGAGGGAGATGGTCGGCGCCGGTGGCGGCGGGGCGGTCCCGCAACCTGGCAATAGCGTCAGGCAAAGGAGTATCGGCCCAGCTGCGAATAGTGGCGTTGTCATGTTGAAGGCTTTCAATCAGGTTTTCTCGTTCGTTGAGCGTGGCGGCGATGTTTTCACGCGCCGCTTGCAGCTTGGCGGTGGCTAGTCTGTCCCTGGCCGCCGCCTCCGTCAGCGTCTTGATGGTGCCGTCCCGGTCGCGGGTGGCTTGTTCGGCGCGCTCGACGCGCTCCTGGGCGGCGATCAGGCTGCCGCGCTGCACATAGATCACCAGACCCAGCACGGCGACGAACAAGGCCGCAATGATACTTTTGACGATCAATTCCATAGGCCGATCCGAGTGCCGCGGCTGTCGATGGTCAGCACCTGGCGGCGCGGTGTCTTGCCCTCGGCCGCAATGCCCAGGTGAACCCACACCGCGCCGCCGACCCGTTCATAGATCAGCTGGTCGAACTGCAGGGAAGACTTTTCGAGCGCCTGGCAGATCGCCATCGGCGCGCCGAATGCCGGCGCCTTGAAGTCGCAGGCCAGGCCATCCAGGTGCGCGCTATTGGCAGCTCCGCCGACTGCCCGGTTGAGTGCAGGGCAGCGGTAGCCGCTGGAAATCACTATTGCCGCGCCGCCCAGCTCCAGGCGCACCAGCTCGTTAAATTTCGCCAGACGCCGAAGGTTGGCAACGATGGCAGGTGCCGGCATATTGTTGATGCTCAAGTCACGCGCCTTGTCGCTGCGTGTGAACTCTTCCAGCGTGAAATGCTCGGTAAGTGGTGTCGATACAGTCATTGCATGTTCCTGATGATATTGGCGACGTTGCCCTGGGCGCGATGCACCAGGTAACACAGAGTCAAGGCGATGCCGGCCTCACCGAAGGAGGCGCGGCCATGGTCGAGCAAGATTTCCAGGGCGCTGGTGCCGGTAGCTACAATCAGCAGCCAGGCCACCACGGAAATATGCAAACGATGATTAGCCAGGCCGCGCCGATAGCACAGCAATCGCAGGCAGGAGCTGGCATAGGAGAACAGCGCCAGCATGGTCAGGGTGTTAGTCATGGTCGCCTCCCTTGCGGATCCACGCCGGCAGCTCGATGGTTTTAATGAGGTCGATGCCGTGCAGAGTCAGGGCAATGGCCGCCGCCGACGCGAAGAACGCGGCCACACCCGTTTGCTTCAACGGCGTATTGTTGATGACCTCGGGCGCGGCCAGGTAGCCGATAGCCAGCGAGATCGCCATATAGGCCAGGCGCTGCAGGACAGGTAAATTCTTGCTGGAGATCGCCACCAGGGTGGCGCCGGCAAAGGCGCCGATCAGCGCATTGCCGTCGATGCCGGGAAACAGCGACGACAGGCCAATGCCGGCGGCGGTGGTCACGACGAGGGTGGTAGTGCTGGGTTCTGCCATAGGGGATGCTCCGGTTAGTCCCACAGGTTGATGACCTGGGCGGTTTTAGTAGGGGTTGCGGTAGGTTCTGGTAGGGTGACCAGGAGGCCGTGCGGCAGGACCGGCCCGTAGTCGGCCAGGCCGGGATTGAGTTCCAGGGCCGCTTCGACCACATTGGCAGTAGCGCCCAGGTGACGCCAGCACAGCAGGTCCAGTGTGTCGTGCTGTTGGGCGCGTACCTGCATCAGATCAGCTCCACCGTGACGCGAGGCCGGCCGATGATGTCGGCAATAGCCCAATGGGCGTTACGGCGTTGATCGCTTGGTGCCACGTCCAGCGCTTCCATGGTCTTCTTGTCGTTCAGGGATGACGCGGTGCTGTCGAAATCGCGGTAACGCTCGGTGAGGTCCGCTTTGGCCCAGCAGTAGACGGCGCGCCGGTAGTGGGCAATGAGAATGCTTTCCCGGTCGATCCGATCCGCCGGCACGGCGGCCAGCGAGGCATAACCGGCGGCTACCTGCTCCAGCTTCCAGTCCCGCAGCTCATTGTTGACATGCAGCACGGCGGCCACGACCGCTTGCCGCAACCGGACATCGGTCACGGTGCCGTCCAGGCGTTCCGCGTCGCGCATCTGGGATAGCTGGATGTCTACGTAGAAACCATCGTTTTCGACAACGGCGGCGGGCGACGGCGGATTTCTAGGTGTCGAAGGCTCGACGGCTATAAAGCTCATAAGTCATTTCTTAAAAATCGGCGGTGGGCGGGCGTCAGAACGACATCGCAATGATTTGTTCATCGACCCGCGCCGCCGTGCGCCAGGGGTGCTCGTTTAGCCAGGTACGGCCTTTAAAATGCGCGTGCGCAGCCGGTCCATGACCTGTTTCACTCCAACGCCAGGGAACAACGCCACGGCGCGCTCCATCAGCTGGTGGGCCGCTTCCGCCTGCGGCAGCTGGGAAGCTGTCAACAGCTCGTTGCCATCCTGGTCAAGGACGGCGATCATCGCGTAGGCAGCAGCCTTGAACAGCTTGGCCCGCGCCTGGTCCGGCGCGTCGCAGTGCTCCGTCAATTGCTGGACCTGCGCCAGGATGTCGATAGCCAGCGTCGGATCCTCGGCCAGCTTGCCGCTGGCATACGCTGTAGAGAATTCATCCAGCAGCATGGTCGGGATGTCGCGGCTGTATTGATCCGGCAAGGCCAGCTTGTGCTGGATCGCATAGCGCGCCATCTCGACCGCCCGCGCATAATCTCCGGTATCGATATGCCAGACCAGGAGCGTCGTAAAAACATCGTCCTGGCCGCCCTTGCCAGCGGACAGCACCGCGTCGATCCAATCCTGGTACTCCGGCAGCAGCTTGGTTTTGACTTCGATCTTGCGCGCCACCGACTGGATGCTGCCCAGGCTGCGGCAGTCGTTCGCCAGCTTGTACAGCATCATTTCGTAGGCGGTGCCGCCGGTCATACCGCCCGGCTGCGCGTCGGCGGCGGCACGCTCGGCCAGGACGCGGGCTTTATGGCGCTGGGCGGGAGAAAGTTCCGCCATCTCAGGCCACCAGCTCAATGTTTTCGATCATGGCGCCCAGGCCGTAGTCTTCGATCACATAGGCATCATTGGACGATTCGTAGTTTTCAATGCGGTCGCGCTTGGCTTCGTCAACCACCCGGCGCCGGCGCGCCGATTCCTGCCAGTAGATCGACAGATTGTCGAAACGGGTAATCAGGATGGTGTTGTCGGGGAAATACGGAACCGTCGCCGCCTGCAGGCCGCCGATCCGTTTCTGGCTGATGACGATGTCGGCGGCCAGGGTCTCGGTCGGCGCCTGCTTGGTGTTCACCAGCGGGAAATATTTATCGTGCAACAGTGCCCGGCCTACGATGGCGACCAAGCCGGCATCTTTCTGATACCAGGGATCGAGCAGGTTGAGGGCGTCGAACACGGTCGCGTCCAGGTTGGC